TTTCAAACAAAGACGTTGCGGCCCATCGCATTGTCTCAAGCATTAGAGCCAGTGTTTCTTCAGCGTGTTCATCAGGAACTTCCGCAATCAGTTCATCGTGAACAACGTGAACCAGATAGGCTGGAATATCCCCCCAGATTTTGGGGAACTTGCTAAGAGCCAACAGCATTATCTCTGCCGCACCGCCTTGGCACGGCGTATTAATGGACTTGGTAAAAAGCTGGGTAGATTTGAACGGAGCGTACACCCGTCCTTGCGGTGTCCATAAGAACCCGCTCCTGTCAGCCCTTTCCCGTGTCTTTCGTATCCAATCCCTGAGACCTGTGTAGAGGTCCAACACTTCGTGCTGAATTCTACCAGCCTCATGAACCGTAGTCGGATGCCCGTTGGTAGTCAGCACCTGTGCTAGACCCCTTGGACCCTGACCAAATAGAAGACCAAAGATGCAAGCCTTTGCGGCCTGACGCATCCACTTTCCCTCACCGGCTTTGAAGTAATCGTCACCAGTCTCGTTTGGATAGTCACCTTTGAAACAGTGACGGGCAGTCAAAGTGTGAATATCCAAACCGTCTTCTATCGCGTCCAACAAAACCTTATCTTTTGACAAAGCCGCTGGGACCCGAACTTCGATTTGACCATAGTCACACACGACCAGACTATGATGTTCTTTGGCTTTAAACAGATGTCTGAATTCTGGTGTTGCATTGATTGTTTGCAACGCTGGTTCGGTTACGCTGAAGCGTCCTGTTTCCGTGCCACCGATGCGGAAGTTTGCGTGTATACGCTGAGATACAGGGTTTACAAATCGTGAGAACTTCTCGCCCAGAGTGCTGTTGTTTTTCTTTGCATCAGCCCATTCCGCGAGTGCCATTAAGGGGGGTCTGAACTCTTCAACCAGTTGAGTGATGTTTTCTAGAACCTCAACTTTGCCAACCTTTAGCTGGCCTGTGTCTGTCTTAGGCCAGTTGTCTGTAGTGTATGGCTCACGCAACATCAGGTGATATCTCAACCAGTTGGCAACTTGTGTTGTGCTGGCTGGGTTCTCAACGATGGGTGCGCCGTCCGCGCCACAAGAACTGAACAACTCAAGAGACTTCTGTCTACCGTCTGTGTCTCTGTCTGCCATGTCTACACACAGCTTGTCATGCGCCGCGCTATCAAACCCGATGCCGTTAGACATGACCTCGTTTACCGCTCTAATACTGGAGCGCATAAGATTATAGACCCATTCACATTCTTCGTAAGGAGTGCGCTTGCTGTCCTTGACCAGAGCAAGCTGGGCTTCATGTAACAACCAAGTCGCTACCACGTCACCAGCCGCATACCGGACTTGCTCTGTGTCTAACTCTTGCTTAGACCAATCGGATGCCTGTTGTTCTTTGCTGGGTTCTTTGTCCAGAACAACGCGACATCTTTCGGCCAGCGTCTTGCGTTCTGTTGTCAGAGATACAAGGGCCTGTGCCTGAAGCAATGTGCAATGTGGATGTCTGAATGGTATGATACCATGCTGTGTGAGCATTTTCACATCGAACTGTGCGTTATGAGCCAGCCACACAACATTGTACAAGTTGAGTAGACGTTTACCTATCTCATCAAATTTACGCAAAGTAACAGACCAGCGGTCTACTACATGCACCGCCCCCATGCCATCATATATCTGTAGCAGTCGGACTTGGCCTGTACCTACATTCAGCCCTGCACGTTTCACATGTCTCGCTATGTCATTAAGTATGCTACGTGCATCGTCCATCTTATCTTTGACAGACTGTCGGTCTGCCTTTTGCTGGGCAGTCAGCTTCGCAATGACAGGAAACTTTTCAAACTCCTCGCGGATTTTGTTATAGGTTTCCTGTTCTGCGCGGTACTTGTCTAACAAAGACATGACCGCCGCTGTCTCAACATCGACAGACAAAAGCATCGGGTCCATCTGTGTATGGAACTTCAGCTTCTGTTCAAACTCTTCAAGCATGATGTCTACGTCAGCATCACTGGTGATGAAGTTGAGTTCAACGTCATGCATAAAGTCATGATATTTTGGGGTGGCGGCTGTCTCACCACCACCCAAAACGTCCTGCAAGTCTTTCATGATTATTCCAGTGGGATGTCTTTTGATGCAGACGAACCTTCGCTAGACACTGTCTCTGTCTGTACAGGCGGTTGGTCATCTGGTGTCATCCATCTGTTGATAGTCATGCCGGGAATGTTTACCTTGCCGTATTGTCTGTGCTTGTAATGGTCAGCAAAAAACTTCACGACTGGCACCTCACCTTTATGTGAACCTGTCCGAACTTCTTTTACCCATTGCTTAATCATCTCACCAGTTGCACGTTGCGCTCCGTTGCTTGAACCGGTGAACTGAGCATAGATGTTTCCTTCGACGCCGAGCGTAGGCAGGATGTTCATTTGGAAACGGACATTCTTTGACCAGCCGTCATTCTGTTGTGTGAAGGGGCCGTGGTCTGGCAACATCTCTTCAGAGGCCATGTCTTCACCGAGGCCATACCAGATTTCATCTACGAGTTGGCCGTCCTTCCAACACACCCAGCCGAACTGGATGTTTGGTAGGTCAGGCACAGCCTCAAAGCTGTTATCTGGAAAGGTATCTTCTTCGCGCCCAATGACCCACTCACCTTTTTTAAACTTGATATACTGCATACCACCGGATGTTAAATCAGCGGTTGCAGTCTCAAGACTGTTGGCAAGGGCATCAATGTTTGCTACATCAAAGTTAGGGGTTGCAATCAATTGTGACATCTCTATTCCTTTTTGTTACTATGTCTGTGTCTGGATTTAAGTGCGTAAAGTGACAGAGAGCCGGGGTGTGTATTCCCCCTCGGTCTGAAAGTCGCTAGGTTGTAGCCCCGCTTTTTCAAACTTCTCTTTGTCATAACGCGGTGGAGATTTCTGTGCGTACACAGAAACCGAACCCCAGTCAGCTTTCACCTTCTTGGTGTCTGCTTCTTGAAGAACCTCTTTGATTTCCTGTTCTACGTCACGCACTTCTTGTTCTTTGTCCTTTTTGACAGACACAAGAGCGTGACGTTTCACAGCTAAATCGAACAGGCGTTGTTCAACAGCCTGTTCATAATTGGATTTTTCTTGAGTGGGCAGTGCGGCAACAAGGTCACCGTTACATTGTCTACGCCAAGCACAGTACTGACATTCATCGCCACCCATCAACTTGCCCTCTGCCATAGGTAATTTCTCTGGTGAGTACCAGTTGAATACTTCAAGGCTTCTGGCACGTAGACCGTCTGCTATCTTCTGGTCAAACGGTATAATGAAAGTCTTTATCTGCGAATAGAAACTGGCATTGACATATGTGATCACAGCATGTGTTGGCTCGTACTCTGTAAGACGGCGAACTAAGTCCATGCCTTGCTGACATTGCAGTGCGTGTACATGTTTTGGTTCTTTCAAGAAATCATACGGGCGCGGGTCAATAGATTTAATTTCATTGTAAACGCAGTTGGTCAGAACATCCGTGCCATCTACATTGAGCGGAAACAAATCCTTAGACACAAACAGTCCGTCCGGTGTGGCAGATTGATAAGCCAACTTGTCTACCAGCGTCTTCTGTCCTTCATCGGTAGCCCAAAGTAACTGGATGTCATCTGGCAGACTGTGTTTCAGATTAGTAACAACCCAGTCTTCCATTGAATTACCGCGCTCTGCCGCACCGTAGTCTTGCACAAATCCGGTGTCTGGCTGAATGTTATGCTTATCATAAACAAGTTTGCGCTGACACTGACCCACCTCAGATGCGCCAACTGTCATGGAACGGTCGTGTCCACCCCAAGTCTTGCTCTCTGATTTAAGGGTCATACTGGCCAACAGCATGGCCTTTGGGTCTAGCTTAAACATGTTGTGTCTTCTCCAATTAAAGAAAGGTTTTCCTTACCTTTAGCCTTATGTTGCCTACACCAAGGCGGGGGGAAGCTATTGATACGGTAAGCCGTGTACAAAAATGATTTGAAAAATACACGTCCGCACAGGTAAAGCATTTGAGTTTGACCATGACCTTTCACTGGCACTAATCTTGGAGTACCCCCCAATATCAGGCGTTCCCTTCCGTATAGGAATTGAATTCAATAAAATCACCGGAACGAAGTTTGTCGAACCGACTAGCTGGTACAGTCCGCGCATCAAAAGAAAGAGACATTGGTTTGCCAGAAACTACACTCTCACCACTTAGGGTGACGAACATCTCACCGGCTGGTCCGTGTTTGATTTCGGTGTTACGATAGATAAAACCAATGGTATCAATTTCCATTTTGTGGACAGAACAGCTTTGTTCAAATTCTACTCTTTCCATTTCACATCTCCTTCATCATCTCATCAAAGACGTTCAGGTCTTTACTGAAGTCTCCGTCAACTACCTTGTTCATCATGTCCATCTTGCTAGACAGCAAACGGTACAGGACACGGTCATATGTGCCTGACGCGATTACATAGTGGATTGTGCAAGGTGTCTTTTGGCCTGACCTATGTATGCGGTCTTCGGCTTGAAGCATTTCACCGACACTGAATGTTGCCTCAACTATCAGCATCTGATTTGCGACTTGTAGATTGAGGCCAGTGCCACCGGACCCAACCGTGGTGACCAAGACACGGGCTGGATACTTTGCCTTTGTCTCTTGGAATTTCTTGATAGCTTTGTCCCGCTCCACAGCGGATGTCTCGCCAGTGAAACCGACAGCTATAGGTTTGTGTTCTGATTTTGCTTTGCCACGCCTGTTCACTTCAGCAATCAATGTCTTTGCAAGGTGGACGTGGTGGCAAAAGACAACCAGCTTTTCATCTGTACTATCCAAAAAGTCTACAATCCAATCGACAGACTGTGTCAGCTTAGACTGGCCGATGAACTGGCGTAGCTGAGAGAAGTGTGCCTCACCCATCTGTATAGCTTCGCGAATGTCGTAGTAGTCCTGTGTCCACCCTTTGTGCTGGAAAAAGTCCAGAGGAATGACAGAGCGTGTTTTACTAGGTAGGTCCAAGCATTCGTCTTTACGTACCCGATGCATGACGTTCTGCAACTCAGCATGTAGTGCCGGTGCGTTGGTCAGACCATCACACACATAACCGAACTTGCCCTCATGACCATTACAGTAACGGCGGGTGAACTTATACCAATCAAAAAATTTATCGGGGGCGGTCAGGTTGAGGACCGGAAACAAATCTACCGGACGATTAATTATAGGTGTGCCGCTGAGACCTAAGAAGTAAGGAACCTTCTTAGCCAGTTTAACAACCGCTTTGGTGCGCTGTGCCTTGGGCGATTTGATGTAATGGCATTCGTCACATATAACAATCTCTGGTCGAATTCCATATCGGTCAATGTGCGCGGTGGCCTTCTGAGCCATCGCATAGGATACAAGCACAACGGTCTGCTTGTCTTCTTCGGGCCAGTTCTTTCCGTCATAATCAAAAACCTCATGGCTTGGTAATAAACGATTTAACTCTGTCTTCCACTGTGTGCGTAGACCAGCGGGAATAAATATAAGTATCTTTGAAAGTCCAAGGGCGCGGCAAGAAAGGATGGCAGAGATAGTTTTACCCGTACCCATCTCATGCCCAAAGACACCGCGCCCTTGGTTGTCCAGCAAAAACTGGACAGCGTCAAGCTGATGTTGGTATGGAGTTACACCCACAGATGACAGGCTATTTTCCCATCCAACGTGTATGCGAGAATGGAAGTCATCTGTACGGGTCTTTAAAACATCAGCGAGAGAACGAGCATGTACACTAACCTGTTGGTTAAACTTGACTGAGTATCCCTGCCCTTCAAGCGTAGGCTTTATGTCATTTGCAATGATGTCGTAAACGCTTAAACCAAATTCAGCTTCCATGCGTCCTATATTTACAACCCAGCTTCGTTGGGCTGGCTTATAAGCACACTGTGGAATACGACCAAGTATATCGGCCAATGCTGGAATGGGATTTGTGGGGCGTAAAACCAAATCGAGGTTTGGCTCAAGGGAAACCTGTAAAGTCTGTGTCATTTTGTGCGTCTGTTCATTTGTCTGTTTGTCTGTAACATTACAATGGGGCTTAGTGTCTGTAGTGTCAACAGTATAATGTAAAAATATTTCTAAAAAAAGGGACAACATGCCGAAACATGTTGCCCCAAAGACAGACTGACAGGACGGCGCGGTAGGGAGGAGACCGCACCTAACCACAATATTGTGTGGCATTGTCTACATTTCAACACACTAGATTGTTTTTG